CCCGGTGGGTCGCACCGGGGCCGGACCTTAGTTGTCGGTCTGTTCGTCGTCTTCTTCAGCTTCTTCAGCGTCGTCTGCTTCAGCAACTGCGTTGGCAGCAACTTCAAACTGCGCTTCGATGTGGGAAGAGAAGAGAGAAGACAGGGTGAACTCGTTGATGCCGCTTTCAATAGCGACAGCAAACGCAACAGAGAACAAACCGTTCAGCGCATCAATCGGCTCCGAGCCGTCAATCGCATCAATGATCAAGTCTTTCATGGGAATCTCCGGGGTTAGGCGGGCGGGTGCCCGCCGAGATTTTACCTTGTGCGTAAGACAAGCAAGTTACTTCTTCAGACCTGCGGCTCTTCAACTTTGGGCATGGGCACCTGCGGGATAGCCTGCTCGCGGATCGACTGAACAACATCAGCAACCGCTTCGTAAGGGGCTTTGCCCAGCGCAGCCATGATCAGATTGACTTGAGCCAGTGGCAGCTTGAGGGTGATTTCGGTGTTTTCCATTTAGTTAGTCCAAGGCAGGGGTGGTGAAATTGTTGGTGGGTTGATCTGATTGTCAATCTGCGCTTGCACAGCGGCCTCGGCAGAGTCTTTGTCTACACCAGATGACCAGATCCAGCCAAGCACTTGGTCTTGAGTGAGTTGATCATACGGCGTGTAGGGCGTACCAGCTACATAGGTAACTGAGCAGGTCGAGTAGACCGAGCCATTGTAAGTGCCGTCTGTGCCGGAACAGGTCCAGTGAACGGTGAACACTACGTCAGTCTGATTGTCATACTGCGGGTAGCAGTCGAGTTTTGATACGGTCCATGTGAAAGTAGTCATAGTTTATTCTCCAGTTGGGCGATACGGATACGAAGGGATTGGATTTCTTTGACAAGCATTGGGACCAGTTTGGAGTAGTCCACTGCCATCATTTCATCAGGGTCTGCGGGTTGATGCACTGCTTCTGGCGCTACAGACACAAGCTCTTGGGCTACAAAACCGTAACGCTGGTGCGATCCATCAGACTTCCAATCAAACTGTCGGACTTGGATTGCGTCAATTAGATCAGCCGCAGGTTTTGCGTCTTGAATGTTTTCTTTTAGGCGTTGGTCAGAGGTGACGTTGTAAGATGTTGTTGTTCCATTTGATGTTATAGAACCGTGTGAGGTTCCAGCATCGCTAAAAACCATGTGGTAATAAGTGCCTCCATTCGACACAGCGTAAGAAGCAAAACAATACCCACCGGCAGCAGTTTGATAGCCCCCAATAGCATTAGTTCCTGAAGAATAAACCAAAAGATTTTGCGCTTGACCTGAAATGTTTGATGAACTTGTTCCAGCAATTAGCAACCTTCCACTCGCATCCAGCGTCATCGCCTGTGTGAAGGTGATTGCATTACCTGCTGTGCCGGAGGGGGCGTTGTACCATTGGTGTGCGCCTCCGGCTATTCCATAGAACGCTGCTGCGGCGGTATTCTTGTAGGTGTCTACCGACGCGCCTGTATACGCATTGTGGTAGATGCGCGTGTTTCCGCTGGCGTTAGCAATAGCGGAATAAGAACCGATGTCTTGCGCCAGCCATGCTGCACCCCAAGCACTCGGCGTAACCCCCAGACCAAGGTTGCCGGAGGAGTCGATGGTGGCTTTAGTCGTGGCTCCGGTTTGCAGTAGTATTGAGGAGCCGTTGAGGGTTAGTGGCTGGTAGGCGTTCTGTGCAACATTGGTGCTGTCGACCATTGCGCCACGTGTTGAGTCTGCATAACCCCACAAACGCAATTTTCCAGTTGCAGCACCAATAAGACCAACGATTGCGCCATCAGCACCCAATGCATCTAATTTTGCCCCCGGCGAACTCGTCCCAATACCAAGGTTGCCGGAGGAGTCGAGGCGCATCCGTTCGGCAGCATTTGTTGAAAACAGAATTGGGTAAGCGCCGCCGTGATAGAGATTTAACGAATAAGCCGCCCCCGTTGAAAGCGCAGAACCAGTTGAATTTTCTAACCCAACAAACGCAGAGCCGCCAGTATTTTGAGCCCTATAAAACGCTGCGTTTGTTCCAGTAGTAGAGTTTAGTCGCATCTGCGGGAGCGATGCATAAATGTCTAAATTGTAAGTAGGCGAACTCGTCCCAATACCAAGGTTGCCGGAGGAGTCGAGGCGCATCAACTCACTTCCACCAATAGTCCATGTCTGGGCATTGGTACTTGCAGTGCTGTAGGTAAGCTGGTAATTTGTAATGCCCGAAGTTTGAGTTATTCGCAGTCGGTTGTTGTTTCCAGTAGAGTTTTCATAAATCTGAATGCCGACACCCGATGCGCCTTGAACATCCAACTTATACCCCGGCGAACTCGTCCCAATACCCAGCCCCGTGCTGGTCAGGCGCATTTGTTCGGTGTTGTTAACACCAAAAACCATTGGCTGATTAGCTCGTTGATACAAATAAGCAATGCTGGTTGCGTCTTGGATCATGTCAAAAGATGACGTACCCACAACGCCAGCATTACCGGCTGCGCTAACAAAACCCTGATTTCCTGCTGAACCTTTGCTAACAATTATTGTTGTACCGCCAGACAGTGCTGCCAATGTCGTCCCATCAAACGTCAGCGCAGACCCAGTAGCCAACACACTTGACGAGCTTGCGTAGACAACACCGTTAGCAGTGAATGACGTAAGTCCGGTCCCGCCGTAAGTTGTGCCGAGTGCATTTGTCAGGTTCAGCGTGTTCGCGGTCAGTGTCGTGCCGTTGAACAATAAATTCGCAGAGTCAGTCTCAAGACCGCCTGTGGTGCTGTACACCACGCGACCCGAGGTCAAGCCGGTGTTGGTGATTGAACTGAAGACGCCGGGGCCACCAGATGCACCGATCCGCACAAAATCCGAACCGTTCCAAGCAACCTGAGCCTTTTCATTCACACCTAGTGTGACACCTGTCGTGGGGCCAGCGCCGCGAATCTTGACCGTGTACGTCCCTGACGTATTTATGATCGTGTAGATCTTGCTCGCAGCCGGTGCCGTGATGGTGATGTTGGCCGAAGCTGGGGACGCGATAATGACGGCGTACTGCGAAGAAGTTGCCCCAAGGCTTGAGCCTGTGGTCTTGGTCAGCGTCGTGTCGGTCGTAACCGTCTGCGCCCCGGCAACAGCCGCGTCAATATAATTTGAAATGTAGTTATTGACCGTATCGCCCCATGTGCCCGACAGTTCTCCAGTAGCCGGAAGAGCAAGCCCTAGTAGCGTCGTATACGAAGTAGCCATTTCAAGTCCTTAGATGTCGGTCCAGTTCGGCGTTTGGCCTGTGGAGATTGTAGACCAGTTTGGGGTTTCAGTATTGTTGATAACTGCCCAGTTTGGTGTTTGCGAATCGTCGATCAAGTTCCAAAGGAACGCGGCAATAACAGAATCGGAAATCCCAGCGGCTTCGGCAACCGCTGAATAAAAAGCAACGACTGCCAATACCGAGTCAGCCCCGCTAGCAGTTTCTGAAATGTTCGATACAAAATTTTGTCCGGCGAATGTTGCGTCAAGCCCACTAGCCGCTTCAGCAATACCGGAATAGAACACAGCATTAGCAGACGGAGAGTCTGCAATACTCGCTGTTTCAAAGACAGCACCAAAGAAAACAAAACTTGAAGAAACGTCGTCAACACAGCTTGCCGCTTCAGCGATAGCTGACGCAAACAACTGAACAGCCGATAAGACATCCGCACCGCTTGCTGCTTCAGAAATACTTGTGACAAAAGTTTGTGCGGCAGATATTGCGTCAACACCACTAGCCGCTTCTGTAATAGCAGACACAAATAGCTGCGCTGCGGAGATTGCGTCAACACCACTCGCAGTTTCTGCAATAGAAGAACTAAATAACTGCGCCGCAGAAACTGCGTCAACACCGCTCGCGGCTTCTGCAACAGCCGAGACAAATAGCTGAACTGCGGATATGGAGTCAACGCCACTTGCCGCTTCATCAACAGCGCGGTCATATACCGACCCACCCCAAGCGGATATGCCCCACCCACCGGAACCCCACCCGCCTTCAGCCACGCTTCCATCCTTTAGGTAGCAGTCAAGCTAAACGTGTACGTCACATTAAGCGTATCACCAGAAGCAACCGTACGGTCACCCGGAGCGGAGAAGTCAGCAGCGGAGAACAACGTGCCCGTCGTACCCGACTTTGCACTACCACTTGTCAGGAACGCACCGCCAACCGTAGCAGTAGCGTTTATGTTGAACTGCGCAGGGGAAGCCGAGTTAGTTGCCACTGACGGGTTAGCCGTCGTAGCCGTAGCAAAAGTACAAGCCACACGGGTCGCGTTACTATACGGAACCGCTTCGGTCCAGCCAGCGTGACTAGCCATCGTGTCACCAGCCGCAGGAGTGTTTGAAGCCCCGGCACCATACAGCCCGATATACCACGTAGTGATTTGGGCCACGCTAGTCAGCGCCGATCCCGCCATATATGCAAGACCTACGTTGACAACCAAGTTGTCCGTCTCATCTGCCCACTTTAGTTTACCGTCTGGGCCGAAGCACTCAAAACGGAAAACGCCTTTGGCTGCTGTTTTTTGTTCCATGATTAAACGATCCTGATAATTGCTGAAGTGTTAGTGACGGCGGGGAATTGCACAGTAAACGTGGTAGCCGAAGTTTTATCTGCACCAAAATCCAACACACAGATGGCAGGATTTGTAGTCCCGTTTGCCAAATAGATCAACGCCCCCCGCGCAGTAACCGCAGTAGACCAGACGGCGTTATTAAATGACCAGTACGCAGTCGTGCCTGTATTACCAACAGTAGGTACTTGGCTGATAACGAGTGTCTGACCGCCAGCGGTATATCCCGAAGCAACAACTTCTCCGGTAGAGGTGTACGCAGTGGTAGTCGCATCTAGTGTGGCGGCGTTGGTATATAGCGCGATTTTGAAGACCTGCGTCGTGCCCGTGTTGAAGTTAAACGTCCCGCTAGGAAGCCCAGTCTTAAACGTGTTAGTAGTCCAATTTCCCGTAAACGGCATCAGGTAACCTCGTACAGATTCCACTTAGCTCTGTTCAGCTTGCGTGGGATAACTTGGAGATTTTGTGGTACGTGAAGACCGGACACTGTGTCGCCCTGTAACGGGATGATGTGATCTACTTCCCAAGGAAAGCCGAGCATTTTTGTGCGGAGCGCCGCAAGTTCGTACGCTTGTTGAATCATCCAGTGATCATCTTCGGTCAACCAAGCCGGAGTGCGTTGTAACTTTGCGGCTCGACGCTTTGCACCTATTCTAGCGTATACGTGCAAATTTTTTCGTTGATACGCTTGTTTTTTAACCCGCAACATTTCTGCGTTTTCGGCGTAAAACTTACGGGACCGTGCGGCCAAAGCCACAGCATGATTTGCGTACTGTGTGGCATTATGCTGTTTTACTTTTTCTGGATGTGCTTTTCTCCATGCTACCAAATGCACCGCCCTGCATTCAAGGCACTCGCCAGAAGATGCCCGCCGGTCAGCAATATGCCCATGAGGACAAGGCAATCCGGTATGGTACCGTTTTTGTCCTTGCGTCAATGCTTCTTTTCGGGTCTTTGCAATCATGTTACTTTTTGCCGGTATTGACCGCTTCTATAACTGTCCTGACGCTCCAGCCCATCACCCAGACGTTTAGCCATTGCTAGCGCTTCTTTATAAGCGGTGTCGTAGTAAGCCATCATATCCTGCTCACCCTTCATGTACCGATAGGCCTCCACAAGTGTTCCGTACAACAGCACCGTATCAAAGTTATCGCCCAGCCAAGTATTGACCGCAGTAACGATTGAATCGGGGTAGTAGAAGTAGTGCAACTCTACGTTGTATACAGCGTCTGGCGTTGGGCCAAGAATAAAAGTTAGCTCGGCCTCATTGGTCGATTGCGGACCAAACAACGCGTAATACTTTGGCGTAGCCGTATCTGTTGGTTGTGGGTACGCTTCGCGGATGAAGTTAACATCTTTGTTCAGCAGGTACGCATACTCCCCGCCAGTGGGGAACACAGCCATCGAATACACAGACAAGAAGTCACCGGGGCACGCAAGATACTTATTCCCCGTTGACGTTACCCCCGTCACGTTTTTGCGTAGCGACGGGAACTGGATCGTGTTGTAAATGCGCTGTTCCGCCTGCTGTATGAACGTATTCATGTCCGCAGTGGGGAACGTATTCTCCGTATAGTCAGAGACCGCAGTTACAAGCGCGGCATAGTTCATGCCATCGGACCTCTAGCCATCGTGCCTTTAGTCGCAGCGCCAGTACCACGGATTTTGATGCCGGTAACTTTAACGTCCGCGTATGGTTTGCTACGGGCTGCGCCAATGCTGACAGCCATATCCTCAAGCTTTTCACGCTTGGGGTTTGGGCCGTAGCCGTTGTTACTCACATCCGTGCCAGCTTTGCCCGTCATGTCGTGAGGTTCTGCGTAAACGGCAGCGGGGCCGACTTCCTTGCCGTCTTGTTTCATGCTGAACTTAGCCATTATTTGCTACCTTGGTTCATTGCACGCGACAGGTTCTTCCCATACTTCATGCGGTCTTCCGTTGTCGGACCCCCAGCTTTCATGCGCTTAGCGCCCTTGTGCAATCGCTTTTCGTGGGCTTTCACCTCCGTGTCCGCGATAGCCTTAACCATCTTCCTATCCATGATGACTCCTATGTCGTCACAACCGTTACTGTACCCAATTGCACCTGCAAAACCAAGTTGTTTGGCGTAAGCAAAGTATCAAAAGAACTCGCTCCGCCTACCGGGTTCCAACCCCACTGAAACACTCGGCTACCACCCCCCGCATATCCGTCCGCCAAAGGACCAGACACTTGATAACTGTTATCTTTGCGCGGATCGCGCACACCTTGTGGGTCGTCCACAGGATACATGCCAAGCTGCAACTGCGGGTGATCTGGATTCCAACAACTGGGGCAAACCAATAGATTATATATCTTAGTCTTGACTACTTCTTTCTTGAGTTGCGACAGCTTGTAACGGAACCCGCAGCGGTCGCATTCTGCGATGCTGTTTTTGCCAGACGAAAACCTGTTGCCCATTTACGGACCATAACCAATAAACATTTGCCGAGGCACCAAACGAACCGCCGCTTTTTCCCGATCTTCTTGTGCAGCCAACTCCCAAGCTTCGTCGTACTGCATCTTTAGTACTTCAAGCCGGTTGATACCGTCTGGAATTTTTAGCGCCACGTAGTAGGCAAGCCCCGCAGCCATGCACGGAACAAATCGAAACGGCACATCCATGACATTGACACCACCGCCCGCATCTTGCGTGCGGCGCATACGCCAGTAAACAAACTGGTACGTACTTGTGTTGTCCGGCGTTGGCCAGACCGTGATAGCAGGAACCTGTTGCCAATAAACCACGGCACCTGCCGTGTGTGCCGCTGCCGTTGTGTCTTGTTGAGCACGGAAACAGTTGTACAGGGTGTTGCCGGTGATGTACCCGTAGTTGATGATCTCAGAATCAATCTTCACAAACCCGGTAGCGGGTAGGTTTACGGTTGAACTGACCGTGATAGTTGTGGCTGTACTGTTGATTGATGTGCTCAGCGTGGCAGACACAGGGGATGTCTGCGCGTTATATCGCTGAATCCAAACCTGAATTGGGCGACCGGGAGTTAGCTTGTTTGGCAGCGTAGCGTACGTTGATACGCTGATACGGGTGATTGTCAGATCGGATTGGTTGGATGAACTGTTGGCGTTCGTGCGGATCACGTGCTCAAGCAAATCAACTGTGTCGTTGGGTAGTGGATATGTGTTCTGTCCCGGCACCAAAGTAATCGTGCCCTGCTCAAACGTCCACATGTTGATGCCACGATTTGCCCAGTCAGCAAACATGAGGTTAAGCGACCGACGCGCAGTGCGAAGATCGTAACCCGAGCGCAACTCCGAGCCAGCACGCTCAAAAGCTTCCTCGACCAGTTCCGTCAAGTCGAGGTTAAACGTGGTTTGGCCGGAGGTATTTGCCATGATTAGTTACGCGGCACATTTAAGGTAAAGGAGTTTTGCTGCGGCTGGCCCATTGGCGTGTATCCTTGAGGATACGGATTCTGCGAACCGACAGATAAAAGCCCGGGAAGTCCGGGTTGTTGTGGCGTACCACCCACAGATATGTCTTGCTGTTGCTGTCGTTGCTGTTGTTGCGGGGTATACATGCTCTGGCCAACGGGGGGCTGCTGCGGCCCAAATGGATTTTGAAACTGCGGAACCATGCCGGTCATACCGTTCATGTTGTTCATTCCAATCAAACCGCCGTCAGCAAGGCGTTTTGCTTGGGGGCGATACACAGTGTTGCCATTAGGCAACTGCTCCGGCACGTATGTTGTGCCATTTGAAATAATTGTCAGATATTGCGGACCCGCAGGCAGTTCAACGGCACCATTAGGGTTTGTAGATACGGGCGGTTGCAACTGTGGTGAAGGTGGCGAGTTAGGGTTTGTAGATACGGGCGGTTGCAACTGTGGGCCGAACGGGTTTTGAAATTGCGGCATTAAACCAGAAGATCCGCCCGGTTGCACGGATTGTGTTGGTGGGGGCGTAAAAGCTAAAGTGGAATTCGGGGCAGGCGCACCGTAAGTGTTACCCTGTTGAGAAATATTCAACGGGGCCGACGCTTGCTGATTAAATTGTGTGCGCGGCTGGAACGTCAACCCCGGTGTCATGAATGGTGTTGTATTCAACATCGCAGGGGTGCCGGTGTTGATTGGATTGGGATTGTTTAGAAACGGGCCGTAGGGGTTAGGGGGTAGCGTTGTGCCGCCCGTTGTGCCGCCCGTTGTGCCGCCCGTTGTGCCGCCCGTTGTGCCGCCCGTTGTGCCGCCCGTTGTGCCGCCCGTTGTGCCGCCAAGCTGGCTGTCCGTTAGTATTAGCTTTGTGCCGCCAGTTGTGCCGCCAGTTGTGCCGCCAGTTGTGCCGCCAGTTGTAGTTGGGGCAGGGGGTCCGTACGGATTGACAAATGTTGTGCCGCCAGTTGTGCCGCCCACAGGAGTACTCGCAGGAGTACCTGTCACATTAAAAATTCGCCCGGGAACAAGCGTTTGTAATTTTGCTGTTAACTGCGCAGAAGTCATTCCGGCGGTATTAATGCCGTAGTATTGCAATGCACGTACAGCCTCGTCTGCGGTCAAAGTCTGCGTTGGTAACTCGGCTGGCGTAACAGGCTCTAATGCGCCAGGACTAAGTATAAGCTGTGCCATTACTTTCTCGCAATTTTTGCAAAATCAACAGACTCTTGTTTGGTCGATTCGCCAGCAATCATCTGAATCTCGCGGTTTTCTTTGCAATTGTTTTGGGCTGCGCTACAAACTGCTTGCCTGCCGCTTTCCCCGCACGCTTGGCTTTGGTCGTCGCAGCATACTCCGCAGGGGTCAGCGACTTAATAGCCTTCTCAGGCAGATACCGCTCTCCAGTTTTGCTGGATGGCTTACCGCTCTTGGTGCGCCACTTCTGGTCGCCCCAGTCTTTGAGGGACTGCTGTGGAGGCTTCAATCTCTGTACCCGCCGCCTGCGGCTTTATATTTCTTAGCAACAAGCTGCGCTTTTCTCGCGGACCAAAGACCTGCACCAGTACCCTGCGTTGCTGCCGCCTTTACCTGAGACACAATCCGTTTACGCAGACTTGGTTTGGTGTAGTTACCTGCGGCATTAACCTTGCCGCCATCCTTGTACTGCGTAAAGTCCGTGTCGTCGCGGCGAGCCTTGACCTTTGGTCCGGGCATCTTCTTGGGGTTGATGTCCCCCATACCGCGACTGACTCTCATACAAACCGGCCCTTGGTCTTGCCTTTGGTAACGCAGCCATCTGCACGTTTGGATGCCGAAGACACAGAACCGCCCTTTTTAAAGCCAAGCTTGTCTTTAATGAATTTGCGCGCGCCTTCTCGGTTAGCCGCACGCTCTTCTTTGTTGGGGCGTCCCAAATACTTTTCCGCAAAAGACTGTTCTTCTCTTGGCTTTTCTTCCCGCGCGGGTAACTCGGCGTACCCTTGGCGCAGTGATTCCATCATGTCGGGAGACTGCATGCCTGCCGAAGCAACCGTATAGTCTTTAGGCTCCCTAGTAGTCGGGGGCACAGGCATACGTCCCGGTTTATATTCAGGAGCCTCACCACCCTTGAGATCGGAA